GTAGGCTTTCATCATGCATGCCAATCCCCGGTTTGCTGGGGAGGGTCAGATAGGAGTTGATCTCCGTATTGTTCTGTAGGCTGAACAACAGTCTTGCAACCAAGTTGTCGATGACTGATACACTACATATAATACGGAAGCGCTCATCCCGAAGTTTTTGGACTGTGTGGGCTTCATTTTTGATGAAGACCTTAACGGGATCCACAAGTCCTTTTTCCACCAATTCGAATGCTGTACAGTTTTGGGTGGAATCCCAACTGTACAGTGCGTTGAGTCGCTCAACTAGAGCGCCTCTGACGTCTGCTCCATGCAGACGGAAGAGGGCCTCGTTAGTTGAAGCGCGCAGCGTGTAAGGAAATCCTGGGGAGGCATTTCCTGTAACAAGCCTGAGTAGGTCACAAACTCCAAAATCATTTTCCTCAAAGAGAGGCGTTGATTTGGCGTCAAACTTTCGAAAAGCTGACGGTATGCCCGTAAGTGGGTAATGGCGTTGAAGCGTTTCTCTTGCTTCCTTGACATCAGACAAACCTGAACTTGGATCGGGGTGGGTTGCGCTAACTCCTCTGTTATGCTGGTAGAAGAGTGAGGCTGCTTCCGGCCCTGATCCTTTCGGAGGGTAATCGAAACCTTTGAGTTCTTCAAGAATCTCACGCGCTTTGGTGACAGCGCTCGTGGGCTTTGACTCCCTGTGTTTACACGGCTCGCGGACTGAGAGGGAACGTCCGCAGTGCTGCAGGCCGGCTTTACGCTCTCCGTATTCGATTTGATACTGCGCGGAGCAGTAAAAGAATTGGAGATACCGTGAAGTCGGCCCCTCTGAAAACCCCCGTCGAAGATGGGACCTCGCTCCATCTCCGGTTCTAGATAGCGAGGAGTCTTGTAAAACTCCTCCTCATCCTCAAAACAATCATCAAGATCATCCTGGGGATCGTACGTGGGGTTCGAATTGGTGGTCCGCTCAACCGAATCTATAGAATACGCACGTCCAACCAACACTAAGTGGAAGTGGAAATTGGGTGTGCGCATGTACTTCTTTAGACGCTTTCCCTCTGGAAGGTCATCCATGTCGACGTACTGCATGCGCTTCATCTGGGCATAAGCTTCTGGCTCCTCCAGGCCACATCCAACAAGCCACCATAAAGATGTGCCATAATTGGTGTTTTCATCAAGCTTCGCTCCACAATGGAGTCCGACGCATACACTATTGATTATGAGCGGGCTACCGCTGGAACCAGGGCGTGTGGAGATTGCATGGACAATGTGTGTCTTGTCTTCCGCATCATTCACGTATTTTCCAATAGAATAAACAAATTCCGCCTTATGATTATAGTAATATATCATAGCAGTCCCCGAGGGGACATCAGAGGTCTTCATTGATGACAGACCTAGCGTGGAAAAGAAGGACTCCTTTTTAGGCGAAAGGACAGCGAAATCGGATTGTCTGGAGTAAAACTCAACATTCCAATCCTCGAGAACAAAAGGC